TAGCGGGTACAGACTTAGATAGATGCCAACTGTCCTGTTTCATGCCGGATAGTCTTTACGATCAAGCTCAAAATGTGGAGCATCGTAAAAGTTCTTCCAGTCACCACCCCATACGATGGAAATGCCTAACTCTTTAGCAGCTTTCTTCATTGCCTTTGCCATCTTCTCAAACCTCTTTAGGTCTTCCCAATCTACAGGATAAGGGACCATATCAACAGCATGACCTGTTATATGTCGTGAGTTCAAGGTAGTTGACTTACCGTCTTTAAGCAGTTGCTTCTGACGATCAAGTGAACGTATACCCTCAATTACTGAGAAGTCCTCTTCTGTTATCTCAATGGCCTTTTCGACCACAGCAACCATATCAGGATTTACTCCAGAGAGGCTCTGCATACTTCTTGTTCCTAGTTTATATGTCATTAGTTATTCCTTATTTTAATTAGCTTATCTATAACCCACACAAAGAGAGCCTGATTGGAAAACTCCAGTATTAAATACTCTAATTCCACCGACAGTACCTACACTTAAAATGTGACCACCGCCACTAGCATCTGCACCACCACGCTTTACCGAATGGCTCTCAACCCAAGTGCCTGTAGTAGGTTTATGTAGGGTCATAATACCGCTTGTTGATAATCCGGTATTATATATAAAAAAACCATCTGTGGCAGTAGACTCTGCTCCAGAAGTTCCAGATGAGCTTTCATAACCAGATGTAACGGGTACGCCACCCACTATAAGTTGTACCCTATAATAACCTGATGTATCGTTATTTATGAAATAAACATATATCTCTGTAGCTGTACTAGGGATACCAGTAAAGTCCACAGCGGTTCCAGATGTAGGAGACTGAACAGATAAAAAAGTAATTCCAGATGAAGGTGCATTAGCAATTACAGAAGCCTTAACCTTAGCTGGCGAAACAAGGCTCTCAGTAGTACCTGTGCCAGCTTGCCAAGTACCTGTTGTTTGGTCTCCGATTAGACCTGTCTGAGTTCCACTTGTGTTGACTACTTGTGTATCATCAAGGATACGAAAAGCATCTGCTGATTGGTCAAAATAGCCAATACTAATCCAAGCATCATTAGCCTCTGCCCTCATTTTTAAGGTATTAGCGGTGGTGTCATACCACAACATATTTGCATAGGTTGTCGATGGTGCGGAAGCTCCGCTGTTAGTGCTACCTAGTGCTACTAGAGCATTGTTTATATCACTCCGTGTAGCGGAAGCTGTTTGGTTTGCAATATCAAGATCATGTTGGCTCATTTCGGTTTTCCTTAGTATTCAACTGTCGCACTGAGTGCGGATACAACTGGAGTGAAGTTTGTGTTTGTACTATCTAATATAGCTTTAAAGCGAAAGGCTCGACCAATTACAACAGCACCATTGGCGGGTACATAACTTCCCCAAGTTGGAGATCCGGCGGGGTCATCAGGTGTAGCTGACACATATACAACAATAGATACATCACCAAAGTCAGAAGTCTCATTCGTCCAAGTGTCAAAGTTATCGGGCCAAGTGTCAAATAATTGAGGTATGTTATCCCACAATAGTGTACCATTGTCATAGCCACGGGTGAATGTGCGAACACCCGTAACTCTTGCGTTTCGAGAGGAGCCTGTGTCGATGTAGGCTGCATTTGCCCCACCGTTGACCGACCCGCCGAAAATATATGTCCCAGTCGGGGTTGCCGCTGAGGTATTGTCAATCTCCAAGTTTCCAGACACCACAGCAGTGTTGGTCTTGCTACCTACAAAGTTTGGGTTTTCTGTCTGTGTGTCTGTCTGACCAAGCTGAGGTAGTTCAGAAGGAAGGACTACAGCAGAAGTTACACCCTCACTAAAGTTACTTTCTTTATCGTAAGCTCTAATTAAGAAGGTTCCAGAACGTGCAGGGACGGTAGTAGAGGTGGCGGGTCTAGCTATCTTTTCAATGATGGTAGTAGAGTTACCCCAAGTGGCCCCTGTGGTGTTAGAGTTATGTTTTACTTCGTAGTGGCTAAGATCAGCATCAGGCACTGGGGGCCACGATAGAAATAATGTACCACCAGAAACCTCATGGGTCAATGAGTTAACGTCAGAGGGATCTCCTATAAATGCGTTAATCTCTACATCAGTTAGAGTTGTAAATTCACCCTTGATTCCAAAGGTATTTATAGCCCTAGCCCTAAAGTCATAGTCGCTAACCTCAAGGTCTCTTACTCTAAACTCCCCAAGTAGCCCTTGTCCAAAAGAGGAGAATGTTGAGTCTGATGATAATTTGTACTCAACCTCAACATAATCTATAGCTTCACTTCGACCAGATGTTACTGTAGCAACAGCGATATTAGATACCTTCTGGTTACTAACTTGTATCACAGCGGTAACAGAGATGCCCACCGTAGGAACTACGAATGGTGACAGTAAAGTTGTGTTATCTCTTTCGTAAACGACACCATCATCTACCTCATCATAGACAGACTCAGAAGTTTCTCTTAAAGTCATCTGTGTCTGTAGATCAAGACCATCAGTTAAACCAAAGCTCCAAGAGACTACTTCAAACTCTTTATTACTCCAACCAAACCTAGAGTTAGTCAAACGTATGTTATCACCGACTTGTACTTGCAGGGTTTTTAGCCCAAAGGAGGCAGTAACTGTAAGCTGCTGCCTGTTACGCTCCAAGGAAATTAGAGCGATACGTCTGGCTTCAATAGAGTTATCAGTAAATGGTAAGTCGATGTCAGCTACAGACTCTTGACCATTATCAGCAGCAACATAAGCTGCATTAGTTACTTGTGGGTAATCTGTAGTCTGCCAGTTGCTCTCTAAGCCACGGAATGTACCCTTAACGGTATTAAAGTTATTCCTACGAGAATGACGTGTAGATACACTGATACTAGAACGAAGGTCATCCTCGTTGAGGTCTAGTACAGGTGCAGTCCAGTAGGCTGGCTTCATTCTCCAGCTACCCTGAGCATACCACAAGCTACCATCCATAGAGGTAAGCAAAGAGTTTATCATGTCGTATGGAGTAGAGGCTGTAGTGAAGGCACCATTACATGTATAGCGTGTTGTACCTGCGTCTGTGTTAGTCTGATCACACACGTTAGCAGCAGCAATAACCAGAGTGTCATCAATGTTAGCAGCTTCTTCAGCTATGCCATATGTAGATGTAAGGTAATCCCTTATACACAATGCTGGGTTGTCTGACCATGCTGTAGTTGATGTACGAGGGTCATAGACCTTCTTACCACTGATAGTAGTTGTAATCTCAGGGATGCCATTAGGAAATACGTCAGCATCAAAAGCCAACCGTACATACATATAAGCAATACCACGGAGCCTATGTTGTGTTGTCCAGTGTACAGATTCACTTATAAGGAAGGTATCAGCAGTTTGATCTGAAGCACCAAGGTGTAGTTTAATGCGGATCTTATTAACGTATTTAGCTGGAGAGGTAACCTCACCGTCACCATCTAAAGTAATTAACTCATCGTTGACATAGATCTCATCAAAAGATTGTATCTCATGCCCAGCGACAGCAATGATCCTGTGGAGGTACTTGTTGTTTGTACCTGTAGCTTCATCGTATATACGAGCGCCACCAACACGCATCTTACCATAGATAATCTGATGGTCTAGTGCTGTACCGATAGCTGTAGTTTGATAGCCACGGTTAGAGCCACCTATAGAGGGCTTAGGGGTAAGTGCTTTAAGTGCTGCACCAAGGGCAAAGTTAACGGCAAAAGCGGTGATAAAAGACGTTGTTAAACCGACAGTTAAGGCAGTAGCAGCAGTCGATGCTAAGGCTACAACAGCAGATACAGCCATGTTACTCTCCTATAAACTTTGAAAATACACGTTCAATAGGCTTGAACTTCAGCCGTTCCAGAACCTTATCGAAAGGCTTATGCGTTTTAGTATTAATCATGAGTACAGACACACCGTCTTCCTTTAGGTACTTCTCAGCAAACTTGATTAAGCGGATACCAGCGAAACCCTTGCGGTAGTCCTTGTGCATATAGATGATGTCGTTACTAGCAAACACATGGTCTTTATAGTGGATGTTAGTACCCAAGATAACGACAAAGTAACCCACAAGTTTATCATCTTCTCTAGCTGTAAATATCTTAAGTTTACTCCGTGTCTCTAAATCAGAGTATGCACTCCAGTCAGGGTTTAACTTAATCTTATCTTGGTTTAGTGCTATCTCTTCCCAGTGGAGTTCTATCAAAGGTTCTATGTCGGATTGCACTTGGCTTAGAAACTCTTGTTGATACTTAACCATTACTTTCTGCCCGACCCCAAGATACTCTCTTGTCCTGTAAGTCTTCGATGAAGTCTAACCCAAGGTCATTAGGGTAAACTGACTTCTGATAACCAGAGGTAAACCTAGCTACTCTAGCTCTCTCAAGGTCAATGAGTTTGTTCTCAACAGTCATTTCGATAGTAGCTGTATCACCAGCCTCTTCGATATTCATCTGATCCATATAACCTGAGAATAGCTCGTTGAAGCCAGTAGACACACTCTCTAGGTTAATCTTAGAACCATCCTGTAGGAGAATGTAGTTGGCTGTCTCTTGGAGGATGCTACCATGTTGGAATGTACCAAAGTATATCTTAGCCACACGACCTTGGTAAGGCGTACTGAGGGCTAAAGATAGTAGGTTCGAGGGAATACCACTTAAGCTAATTGAGGCACCCTTAACAGACATCTCTGAGGTCTCTTCAATAGATGAGATGCTGAGTAGTTGACCTAAGCCAATCCACTCAGTTCCATCTTCAAGGACTAATGTCCCCTGACCTGTCCACATTCGTACAATGTTACTGTCGAACTGTAGCTCTGTCGCAAAGAATGGATATACGACATCAGCAGAGAGATTCTCTATTGTAATGTTACTTAGATCACGGGACATTTGAGCTTACCTTCTCTCTTATTTGTGTACCCTACCGATGGAAAATGACCCCTCCGATGGAAAATGGGAGACTATTGTACAGTCTCTTCTACTGCTTCCTCTTCCTCTAAGGAAGCCTTGAGCATTTGTACAAAGGCATCTTTGCCCACTTTAAGTTGATCTAAGTTAAACTCATTGGAGCCAATCTTTTGTTGCAGGGAGTTGATGTGATTAATCATCATCTTCTGTGCATCTGTTAGTTGATCTTCAGTGTAGTCTACTTCGTCAATCGTAATGATAACCTTTTTGTCTTCAGTTGTCATGTTGATCTCCTTTTAGGTTGTTACCACGGAACCCCCGCAGCAGTGGTTGGCGCTTTAAGCACCTCTATCTGGGCAGCAAGTGCCGCCTCAGTATCGTCCTTGCCAACATCAGCTTGCGCCCACGCTATGCAGTTAGCTTCTGTCACACTGTCATAAGCAATGAAGTCAGATGCTTCTGGGTCTGGTGTACAGCCTACTGTGCCGTAGCTGCCTACTGAATAATCACCGTCAACTGCATTGCAACGCCAGTGTATCGTATTGATGCCACCTGTTGCGATTGTATTTTCAACGGTTGGAATAGTCCAAGTGTATGTGATTGCCATTTTGTTTATCCTTCTAGGGCTGTTAGTCTTGTTTCGATTTCTGCAAAGCGTTGCTCGTTGTATGCTGCTAAGAATGACAACAGTTCAGGGTATCTAATGCCCATTCTGGTTTGCTCATCACCATCATCATTTGTCCAAGTTGTGCTTATAAACATTGAGTAATCACCAGCATCCAGACTTTCGGCTGCAAAGGCTGCTTGCACATCTTGAGCTATAATGCCTGAGTGTGTTCTTGCATCGTCACCCTTGGCTGCAACCTTATCTTTCCATCTGAATGTCTTGAACAACGCA